GTTTGGATTTGTTGCTGAAGGTTTTAAACTAGATTCTGCATAAAAATTACCTATAAATCCCGATGCTTGAGCAGGCGATAATCCATTTCTAGTAAAAAAGTTATAGATTTTTTCAGCGTCTGTTCCTCCCGATAATACATGGTCTATTGTGTCTTTACCACTAGGAATTTGTTTTCTTTGTCTTGGATCGTTTACATCAGGGTTTATATCTGTTCCAGTTACATGTTTCTCAATGTGATGAATAGAACCGAGAATAAAAGGTATCTGACATGATTTTCCATCCATAAAAAAGCCAAAGACTACTGCGCCTGTTTGAATCTTCGCGTGATTTCCTATTCCTGATATTCCACCTTCAGTAGCAGGAACTAAACATTGCGCCCAAGGAAGATGAGCATTTGGTAAATCATCTTGGCTTTGAGAGTGAATTCCATAAACCCTAACTTGAACTCTTCCTAAATGTTCAGGATCAAGATCACTGACAACTTTGCCAATGAACCAGTGAAAATCTTCGCCATAGTGATCTTTGTATATAGCTTTAATCATACTTCAACACCCGTTTCTTGAGCCATTTTTGCGCAAGTCAAATTAACAGTATATCTATTAGCTGTAAACACGTGCCTTGCAGCATAAACCATATATTCACCTGTTCTCTTATGATCTATACGATCTTCGTTTAAACCATCTTGATCATCATTTATGTGAAACCTTAGACGTAAAATATTTCCTATTGTCATATTTTCTTTTTTTCTTAAGAAATTTCTGCCCGGAACATTTATGTGTATAGGTGATTTCAGAATAAAATTTCTTAGTGCCTTTTGAACTACTTTATTTTTATGTAAAGTAGAATCTTCATCTTCATGATAACTAGCGTATACATCCCAATCTGTATAAATTCTACTTGTAGCGATTTGATTTATTTCTCTAGATACATGTGAGTGTAAATCTGCATCTTCATCATAAGTTGGATCGTTTTGACTTGGAGGAAATACTTTTCTCGCAACTAACGAGTCAAATGCTTTCTTGATGTTATGTCTAATTTCATATTGATCTCCTTTATAAGGATCAAAGAAATTCCACTGAGCTCCAACATAACCTTTTTTTACAAGATTAAGTAAATCTTCGGTGTTTGCAGTCTTATAAGTTTGAATAATATAACTTTGATCAATTAAGTTATAAGTTGAAGCTTTTCCTCCATATGCTTGTGAAAAAAGATAAGGAGTTGAAAAATTCATAGGAGATAAATTTAATATAGATTCTAAATCAATATATCGAATTCTATCATCAGCGATTGAAGCGTACAAATAATAAGGAGAACCATAAGCATCTGGCGCGCTGTCCTTAATCCAATTAGCGGCTTCTAACGGTGTCATATTTGGAACAATCACTCGTCTCTTTTTAAATCCTGTAAAAGGTTGAGATTTATCATACATTAATTCACGGTCTAAGTTTTCTTTTAGAATTTTTTCTATGATTTCTACATGGTATCCTTCATAAGATTTTTGTACCTTTTTTAATGATGACATGTAAGCGTGGTCTTCAACTATATCAATTGAAAACGTCTCGTTTTGATCATTAGATTTTATTGCTTGATTAATTTTTAAAACTCTAAATATCTTAGTGATAGTGTTTTGTTCATCTTCATCTAATCCAATTTCTATTTCAACTTTTTCTGTTCCGAGCCAGTTAATCTCATTATACAAATTATCATTATCATTGAATAAAATATTGCCAGTTAAAAAAGGTTTGTCAACATGTTCATAAATGTTTATTTCACTAATTACTCTCGCAATATCGACTACAAATCGTAATCTTTCTGCTGAGATTACAACTTTACGTATTTGAAAATCAAATGGAGTACTTACTGAATCTGCTGAGTTAACCATTACGTGCCTATCATAGCTTGATCATATATTCTTGCAACTTCAGTAATTTGAGAAGGACTAATGACTATAATATCCTTTAACTCTGCGTTAGCAGCTTCATAACGTCCTAAATGAGTTATTTCAGTAAGCAGCACACCGGGTCCTACTTCTGGATCGATGTCTACTGTTTTTCCACTAGCGTTTTCATAGTGATGAGCAGAGTTATATTCTTCAGAAACGCTTGTTAAAGTTACTTGATCCGTTCCGTCTGAAATTAGTTCACCGTTATTAAATGTATAGTTATTAGTTGGCTTGACAACAATTTGACCGAGATCTAAATTTCTCCTAAGAACTGTAGCTGTAGCGCCTGAACCTATACCAGTAACTGTATCACCAACACTAAATTTTTCAAAAATTAAGTCTCTGGTTACTAAAGTCTTGTTAGGATAATCTTTCTGTGCTTTTGCTACTAACTCATCATAACCCAAAGGCCAACCTTGTCTTCTAATCTTATCGTTCATTAGATAAAAGGTCCAATGAAACCGCGGCTGGTTATATAACTTTTGTGATAATACATCAGGTCTTTCACCATCGAGTATAGTGTGTTTTACATATAAAGATGAATTGTTTTTTACTTGATCAAGTACTTCAACATACGCGCTGATGTTTTGAAATGCATTTCGATCTACCTCATCACCAAATCTGTAAAAAACTTGAGGAAAATTTGAAAAGAAAATAGACATTAGAAACCTCCCTCAATATCTTTCTTGTCAAGAGTACGTGCTTCAACAAAAGACATGGTTATTTGTGTTTCTTGAAAATGCCCTCCTTCATAAAAGGCCATGGCATTAGGATTATAATTAGTTTGAAAATTTCTTAAATAAGAGTTTAAAATCTTAGTAGCTACTTCTTTTCCATCATACTGAATAGATATAGCAAATTTGTTAGGAAACTTATATGCTACGGGAATACCGCCTATGTCAATTGTTTCAGGATAAAGCTCTTGTCTAAAAAGTTTTATAATGCTTTCTATTTCAATAGCTTCTCTTCTAGTTTTTGGAAGCATGTTGAACGTGAAAGAAAACTCTCTAATATTTACTGATTTAAAAATGGCTCTAGTATTAGGTGCAGGCGTTGTTTGTAATGCTGATCTGACTGCAGCAGCTCTAGTGTCTCCAGCAACACCTGCTAATCTAGCCGCTGCGGCTCTAGCTGCATCTTGAGATAAGTTACCTCTAAAAAAATCAGCCATTGAGCTAAAAGTTTCTCCTGCAGCGCTGATTGCTGCTTCAATAGGAGAAGTACCTGCTTTCATACCAGCTTCAAGAGAAGCGCCGAACACTCCGAGATCTACGTTTTCTATTTGAACCCCATCTTGAATTTGAATTGACTGCGGCAAATAAATGCTACACCTCTCTCCCGTAGGTACATCACGACTTTTATTAATATAACTAGCAGTAGCTCCTCTTTGCCCTGGTCCTCTTGGATCAAATAAGTCAGGATCAGCTTCATTTCCTTGCAAGCTATTATCACTATTTAAAACTGATTCTTGAACTTTTCTAACAGCTCTTTGATTTATAGTTGGAGGAATAGTTCGAATAACATCAAACTTTATTCTGCCTTTATATTTGTCTTGATCCGATAGTGGAAATTGTAAACTAGCCATGTTTTAATCCAATAAATAGAAATGTGTTACTATTATTTATATGGTTGTCATGACGTACAAAGGCAAATACAAAATCAAAAATGTAAAGAAGTACAAGGGTGACCACACAAATGTGATATATCGCTCTATGTGGGAGAGACATTCTTTTAAATGGTGCGATGAATCGGCTGACGTTATTGAATGGAGCTCAGAAGAAGTAGTCGTTCCGTACTATTATGAAGTTGATAAAAAGTATCATAGGTATTTTATTGATTTAAAAATTAAGCTAAAGAGTGGAAAGATAATACTTGTAGAAATAAAACCAGATGTACAAACTAAACCTCCAAAATATCCAGGAAGAAAAACAAAAAGATACATCTCAGAAGGAATGAGCTACGTCAAGAATCAAAACAAATGGAAAGCTGCTAAATCTTTTGCGAGAGATAGAGGTTGGGAGTTTCAAATTTGGACTGAACATACTCTTGAAAAAATGGGTATCAAACCTAAATCACTAAAAAAGTTACCTCCTTATAAAAAGAAAAAGAAAAAATGACTATAATGACTAATAGTCCTAAGACAACATTTATTCATATTCCTAAAGCAGCAGGTACTAGTATTAGCCAATGGTTATTAGCTAGAGGAGGCCGATGGCAGTTTCAAAACACTCCTGGCGGAAAGCATGCTCCTATTAGTTTAATTAGAGAAGTGCACCCTGGAGATTTAGGTTTTACTTTTGTTAGTATTCGTAATCCTTGGGATAGACTTGTCAGTGGTTATTTTTTCTATCGTCAAAGGAGAAAATTACAAGATCTTACATTCCAACAATTTGTTCTCAGTGAAGATTGGCATCAACTGAACAGGCCCCAAGCAGAATATTTTGAGCCAAAAGATGTACAGGCTATTATCCGTTTTGAAAACCTTCATGAAGATTTTGAGCAAATTCAGCGCGTGTTTGAAGCAAAAAAATCATTAGGTAAACACAACCCCTCATCACACAATAACTATAGGCGTTACTACACTAATAATAAAATGATTGAAAGAGTTGCAAAACGTCATGCAGCAGACATCCAAAGATTTGGGTATAAGTTTGAATAATTTGATATAAATAATAGCATGGCTAATTTATTTAAAAATCTCGAAATTGCTGCTTTTAGAGCTGGCATACAACCTAGAACACGACAATCTATTGATTGGTTTCGTAGAAAAGCGCAGAGACTTCGCGTTCCAAATCGTAGTCAACTTATGAGAGAAGAACCACTTGAACTTATGCCAAGAAGTATTCCTGGCAACATGTTTATGTTTTTCTATGATCCAAAGAATAAACAAACATTACCATACTACGATTCGTTTCCTCTCGTTATAGTTGTTAAAAAAGCTCCAGGTGGATTTCATGGTTTAAACTTACACTATTTGCCTCCTCTACTTAGAGCTAGGTTTTTAGACAACTTACTGGATAACACCAATAATATGTCATATGATGACAGTACAAATTTTAGAGTTAACTATAGTTTACTACAAGCTTCTTCTAAAATGAAATATTTTAAACCTTGCTTCAAACATTATCTTACGAGTCATGTAAGAAGTAGATTTGCATATGTACCTCC